TGCTGTTGAACTAAGGGGAGATTATATACAGGCATATCCGGCGAATGGCGGTCAACCGATCCCGATTGGCAAGTATTCCGCTGAACGTGCCAGAGAGGTCTATGCGGAGATGATATCCACGGCGTATCCGCAGGATCACTTCACGATGGATAACCCGGAGAACTTCACTGCCATGAAGCTGTATCAGGACGGCATTGTCGTGAGCGGAAGGGATCTGACTCGATACGCTCCCAACACTTACTATATGCCAGAGGAATAAGCCGTGCCGAAATATCTGATTCACGCCTGCAAACCACGCAAATGGTATGTCAATGACTATCTGATTCCATCCATGACAGATCAGGGCATCCCGGATTATGACATTGCTGTCTGGCTTGATGGCGGCGGCAATGGAAATCTCCGGTCATTCATTGACTGCATGAAGATGGTTGACAGGCACTATCCGAAGGGCGGCGGCATCTGGCATTTACAGGATGACATCGTGATCAGCAGTAAGTTTGCCGAGGAGACGGCAAAGAATGACAGCGGTATTGTCTGCGGATACTGCAACGAGAAGTTTGACGGCGGCAACGTCAATTACGTTGGCATTATGCCAGTGGCATATACATGGTTCTCGTTCCCATGCATCCACATCCCGAACCGTTATGCCGGGGAATTCGTGGACTGGTTTGAGAACGATGTCATCACGAACGGAACGCATATGGAATTCGTATCCGAAGGAAAGCATGACGATGCACTGTTTAAATGCTTCCTTGCTGAACGGCATTCGAACGAGATCACGCACAACCTGATCACCAATCTGGTTGACCATGTAGACTACCTCATCGGCGGCTCTATCGCCAACAAACAGCGCGGAGAGGGAGATGGAGATTCCATCCGCAGAGCATATCGTTTCGAGGAGCCTGATGTCGTGGATGCACTGGAGAAGAAGCTATGCCGGAGATCAAAAAGGCCGTCAAGACGGTAATGGTATACAAGTACTGCGACCGATGCGGCAAGGAAATGCACTTCACAGGACAGACTTTGCTGACAAGTCCGCCGAAGCATATCCATGTCTGCCCAGAGTGCGGATATACCGAGCCATGCGACAGCATATATCCGTATCTGCTGTACCAACAAGAGGATGATGGAGAAGAAATCCAGAGGAAAGCCTTTCGGCGATCCACTTAAAGCAAGCATCGTGAATTCATGGGTGAAATGCCCATACTGCGGAAAGAAGCAGTTCCCTGTCACAAGGAACGCCGTGATCATCGGTCAGTACTTCCGATGCCGTGGAAGCCGATGCAAGCGCATATATCGTGTAAATACTGAAGAATGAGAGCCATAGCTGTCTTAAGGATCACCTTCGAGACCGAGAGCCATTTCTTTCTATACAAATGGGGGGAGTGGCTCTTTTTCTATGGCTACAATGACTTTACAGGAATTTAAACATCTGATCAGCCAGATACTGAAGACGGAAGATATGGACGCTTTCCGCAACGTCTACGATGTCTATCAGCTTCTGCTGAACATCAGGGATCAGTATAACTTCGAGGATAATCCCGATGCTCTGGCGTTCTGCATGAAGATCAGCAAATACGTCCATGAGATGTCGATCTATCAGGCGAACCGGATGCGGAGCGCAGACTTTCTGGAGTTATACTGGAGAGCCATGCTGTTCGAAGCACCGTGGCATTTTGAATCCTATCTCTACTACATGGAGCGGCGGCGTCCGCTTGAGAAGCAGTTCTATGCTCCGAGACATAAGACGCTTGGTGTGGTTGTGGATGCCTTGCAGGATCTTGAGGATCGAAAATATAAGTTCCTTGGGGTGTCGGAACCACCGAGGACAGGCAAAGCCGTTGCTTACGACACGCCAGTTCTGACTAATCATGGTTGGAAGAGACACGGTGAGTTAACCATTCTTGATAAGGTGATTGGCCTTGATGGGAAATTCAAGAACATTTATGCCATCCACAACCCCTGCATTATGGAATATGAGGTGGAGTTTGCTGACGGGGAAATCATTCAGTGTCACGGCAACCATGAGTGGAGAGTATTCGATAGGTTAAAAGCAAAGCCGTTTGTCGATATCGAAACCCGTGCTATGTATGAAACTTACTCAATTTATGATGGCAAAGAGCGTAACAGATATTTTGCATTAAGTAAGAATCCTATTGTCGGCGAAGAAAAGACGTTGTTGGTAGATCCATATACTCTTGGCGTGTGGTTAGGTGACGGACGCAATCAGAGTCCAGATATTTGTGGTGCGGAAAGCGATTACCCCGTTGTACAGAAGGTTCTTGATAACGGTTATGAACTGGCGTGGGACACAAAGCACAAAACTACGGGCGTCAGATATTATGGTTTTCGGGAGTTACGGAAACAGCTTCAGCAATATGGTATGTGCCATAGCAGAACCAGAACAGAGAAGCATATCCCGGACGAATACTTTACCGCCAGTATTGAGCAGAGACTTGCGCTTCTTGCAGGATTGCTTGATACTGATGGATCTTTGAGAAGATCTGAGCATAGGTACAATTTTACAACCAACGAGCCAAGACTTCGGGATGATTTCGTTTCATTGGTCAACACGTTTGGGTGGAGGACGTGCGTTTCCAGATATGAGAGTGGTATGAGCCCTTCTGGGATTTATGCGAATAAGCCATATTGGGCGATTTCGTTTAATCCGACCATGTACATACCGTGTCAGTTAGAGCGAAAACAACTGCGTGAATTCTCAAAGCCAAGAAGAACGGCTATCAAAAGCATACGGAAGATCGCTGATCATGAAGTATACGGAAACTGTATTACCGTTGAGGACGGCGTTTACTGTGTTGGCCGGACGCTGAAGCCAACGCATAACAGTTCGCTCTGCATCTTCTTTTTAACCTGGATCATGGGCAAGCGTCCGAACAGCCATAATGCCATGTCCGGGCATTCCGGCATCCTTGCTGACGGCTTCTACAGTGAAGTGCTGAACCTGATCGGCACGGATGAATACACTTTCTCCGAGATCTTTCCCGGAGTTGCCCTTCAGAAAAAATCCGCAGAGAAAAAAGAGATCAATCTGGATCGTCCTGATCGGTTCCCGACATTGACCTGCCGAGGAATAGACGGCACTTGGACTGGTGCTGTCGATATTTCCTCAGATGGCTATCTGTATGTCGATGACTTGGTTCGTGACAGAATGGAATCCCTTTCACCTACTCGCCTGGAAGGTAGATACCAAGACTACTTGAACGTACTGGTAGACCGAAAGAATGACGGCTCCAGAGAACTGATGGTCGGAACACGTTGGAACGTTCTTGATCCTCTTGGACGGATTGAAGCCGATAAGAAGAACGATCCGCAGTATAAGTTCGTGAAGATTCCGGCACTCAACGAGAATGACGAAAGCAACTTCGACTATGCCTATGGTGTAGGCTTCTCTACTGAGTATTTCCGCGATATCCGTTCCAGACTCGACCGCAACGAATGGGAAGCCAAGTATCAGCAGAAGCCGTTTATCCGTGAAGGTCTTCTGTTCCCGGAAGATGAACTGTCGTTCTACAACGGCGTACTGCCGGAAGGTGACAGCCGTGTGGTAGCTGCGGTTGACGTAGCATGGGGCGGCGGCGATAGCCTGTCCATGCCGATTGGACGTGAATATGAGAACGGTGAGGTCTATATCTTCGACTGGGTATTCTCCAAAGGCAAGAAAGAAGAAACACTGCCGCTTGTAGCCGGAAAGATCATGGAAAACGAGATCAGGCAGATTTGCTTCGAGTCTGATCAGGGCGGTTTGTTATATGCACAGTACATCGATGAGCGTCTGAAGGAACACAACTATAAGTGCAGTTGTACATCGAAACGCGCTCCGAACCGGGTTTCGAAGATGGAGAAGATTATTGCCTACTCAGGTGATATCAAGCGTAAGTATCACTTTTTGGATGAGGAACATCGATCAGTGGAATATAAGGCGGCGATGGAAGAAATGTGTATGTTCGTTACCATTGGCAAAAATGATCACGATGACGCGCCGGATTCGCTGACACAGCTTGAGATGTTCATTGAAACCAAAGAGAGAAAATCAACCGTCATAATGCCGAGTCTGTTCTGAGGTGACTGCCATGATTTCGAAACAGATCTTACAAGACTATCGGCACAACTTAAACGAGATCGAGAGTATCAATTATCAGTTGGAGCGCCTGTATCGGGAGCAGGAACGTATCAATGATTCGGTTGTCCACGACAGCGTACAGGCATCGAACTCTGAGTATCCGTATAACGCACAGCATAAGCGGATTGAAGGACTGGAAGACGATGCCGAGAAGACTGATAACTTCGTGATCCGTCAGCAGATTAAACGGTTGAATGCACTCCAGAAGTCCCTCATCAAGTCAACGATAGCCGTGGTCGATTATATCAACGCTCTGAATGATGGAGAGGTGAAGTCCATCATCACCTACCGGGTTTTATGTGGGAATTCGTGGAAAGTAGTAGCCAAAAAGATGGGAGCCGGATATACGGACGAATCGGTACGCCAGATCTACTCAAGACACTTCCGGCACAAACGGTAAATTGTCACGTTTGTCACATTTTTTGGAAGTATTCTTATAATCGGAGCAATAGATGATGAAGAAGTCAGACAAAAATATCCGTAAAGATGCTGTTCTTCATGACGGTAAATTCTGGGTCAGGGATCCGAGTTGCGACATCAGACAGGCATCCGGGGTCACTTTTGGCGGCAGATATGTAACCTTGAAAGAATTCAAGCTGTTGCGGCGAAGACATGGTGGTGATGACGATGGGAATTGAAGGAAAATATCAGTCTCAGGAATACGGAAGGACGAGGATTTGTGCGGATGTCCGTAAAATCACTAACGAAAATGTCCGTGCCGTCCTTTTAG